ACGCCCTGACGCATCATGCGTTGAGCCTGCTCGACGGTGAAGGTAATCGCAAAGTCAAAGTCTTTGACAAAGCGAAGCATCGAGTTGGCGTAATACTCCGAATCGATCGGGAAGTATGCGATGAACTTAAAGCCCATCGAGTGCTTCAAGAGGTGGATACGCTCCCACACCTGATTGACAACCCAGATGTCATTCAGGCAGATAACGATATCCGGCTTTTCCTCCTGCACAACCTGCTGAATCCTGCCGATGCCGAATCGGTCGGAGGGGTTGTGGGCAGCTGCTGGGTAGATCTTAAAAGGATATTTATGAGGGTCGCCAGTGTAGTTAATGGCGAAAAGCACTACTTCATTATCCTTGCTCAGGTGCTCTACGATACTGTGTGTAACACGAGCAAAACCTGTGTTAGAAACACCATCCCCATACCAGAGTATTTTTGCCATCACTGATTAGAATTTCGATAACAGTATACAAACACTTTTAGATAGTGCCTAGCAGAGAAACATTCGCATACAGACGTAATTTACGTTTAAAAGCACAACGTGCTGTAGAGAAGGATGATTCTTCAGGAACTGATTCTGTGTTCAAAAGAGCACAAGATGATTTCTTGACTTTCTGCACAGTCTTGGACAAACCTCCTGCAAAGCACATGCTGGAGTGGCATCAAGAACTGATTACGGGCGAAAGCAATAAATACTTATTAGACATCGCTGGCCCGAACCTGGACATCCTCGCTCCACGTGGATCTGCGAAAAGTACGGTTCTTAACTTATTCACTGCATGGGTTATCGGTAGACATACGACAGCACAGAGACCTCTACAGATCATCTATTGCTCTTACAACATCAATACCGCTATACCTAAGAGTCGAATCATTAAACAGATCATCGACTCCTCCTCTTTCAAGAAGATCTTTCCGAAGGTCAGACTGAAACAGGGTATGCAGAGTGATATCGGTTGGTCGATCGACTTCGACTACGCAGGCATCGACCGAATCGGTGATGAAGAATTCACGCTTCGTGCAGCTGGCTTGAGAGGCTCGATCACCTCGAAACGTGCGCACTTAGTCATCGTGGATGACCCTATCAAATCAAGTGCAGACATTAAAAACCCGGCGATTCGGGAGGAGATGAACAACAACTGGTCTTCGGTTATCGCCCCGATTGTGTTTGAAGGTGGTCGGTCGATCTGCTTGGGAACCCGTTTCCATCCCCTCGATATCCACAAGACGATGTTCATCCCAGCCAAGGGCTGGAAGCAGGTGTCTCAAGAGAGTCTCACTTACGACAAGATGGGTGAGGCAGTCAGCTACTGGCCTGAGCAGTGGTCAGTCAAGTATCTTCTAGGACAAAAAGAATTAGATCCGGTCGCTTTCGCGTACCAGTATCAGCAACAGCCGGTCATGACCTCTGATCTGGTCTTGTCCCCTGACCTGATTATTAAAGGTGAGGTTGAGACTGAGTTTGATGCGTTAGCTGTGGGCATCGACCTCTCAGCAAGTAAGAACGAAACTTCTGATTACACAGCTTTTGTTCTTGGTGGTCGTCTCGGAGATAAGTATTACATCATCGATTCTCATCAGGTCCGCTCTATCGGAAACCTCGAAAAGATCGACATGCTCTGCGACATGCTTGTCGAGTGGGGCATTCTCCAGCTGCAGAACGATGAATACTTCCCTACTTACTCCACTGTCACTCTTGTAGTGGAAGCAGTTGCCTACCAGGCGTCTCTCGCAGCTGATCTCAGACGAGTCTTAATCCAAGAAAGAGGGCTCGGGAACATTCACATCCATGAAGTAAAAGGATTCCGTGGCGACAAAGTTGCAAGATTCAGAGGCACTCTGGGTCTTCTTGAGAACAAAAAAGTAACCTTCAACAAGTACAGAAAGTTCGATGCACTGGCGGATCAATTAATCAACGTCGGTGCCACGTCTCACGACGACCTTCTTGACGCGTACACCTGGCTAATGACGTTTCTTCAGCGTCGGGGCAACTTCTCTATTGAATACTGATGTCTTCTATTTACATTGCCGTAACGGCTCATAATCCGCTTAAGAGAGTTGAGACTACACTTGAGACACTCCGAGGGTATGAGTCTCTTCCCTTAGACAAAGAAATAGATATTTTCATCGACAGCGAACACGCTTACGACCTCGATGAGTTTTCCTTAATCGTAAGCGCACATACGAAACTCGGAAAAGTAGGTTTTCAGGTCGCTCCTCCTCAGTTCACTGGGTATTACTTGTGTTGGGCGCATAAGGAGACTTTTAAGCGCAGAGTCTTATCAGGTGACTTTGATTACTACATGTACTCAGAGAACGACATGAGGTTCACTGAGAAGCAGTTTAACTACTGGGTTGATTACAAGGATCTTTTAAAAGCACAGAACCTTGAGCCAGGCTTCTGCCGCGTGGAGCGTTATCAGGGACGGATGGTTCCTTTCGACAACTACAGAAAGTGGAATCTTGACGGAGTTACAAAAGACTGTTGGGGCGACATTCCCTACGAAAATCAGCTGATTCTCGCAGTTAATAATCCTGACATCGTTGGGTTCACATCGCTAGGCAACCCTTATGGCGGTCTCATGATTCTCGATCAAGACCAAGCTGAGACTTATATCAAGAGCGATAGCTGCGATCCCAACAAAAGCCACGCTCTGACTGGGGTTAGAAACTGGCCTATTGCAGACCGATCTTCAATGGGTATTGCGTTTGAGGACCTAAAGCCTGGTCAAGAGCACCGACGTGTGGTCCCAGTCGTTCGTAAAGAAGATAAGTTTGTTATTCCTGAGTGCGCTTTAGTGGAGCACATGGACGTCAAATATTCTGCTGACTTATTCGAGAAAGTAGGTATTATCGACACGGAATCGATGCTCACTTACGGAGGTTGATAATGCGCGAAGCTTTCATTCCCTTTGATGACTCTTTTAGTAGTGTTGACCACCCTTCGCACTACAACCAGGGCAAGATCGAGTGCATCGAAGCGATGAGAGCTGCTTTTGGAGACGAAGAAGTAAAAATCTTTTGTAAGCTCAATTCCTTCAAGTATCACTGGAGAGCAAACGATAAGGAGGGTCTGAAGGACATAAAGAAAGCACAATGGTACGTAGATAAGTATGTAGAACTTTCTGAGTTAGACTGACACAAAAGCCTTAGAAAATGGACATTAAAGCCTTCGGCTCTTATTACGGGCAAACTTCGCAACTGCCTTACTGCAGTGGCTTTGTGTGGACACCTGGCGAGGGTGAAAAGAGTTTCACGACTTCTCGCGCTATTTTTGTCGAAGCAAAAGGCAGTGCAAGTAAGGATGACTTATATGTTCAGATGAATGACATGCCTGGTCAGTTTATCCATGTAGAGAATATTGCAGGTGATATGGAACTTCCTTGGGCTGCCACAGCGTTGAGCGGCGGCTCTGTTAATGGCGTTGTTGTCTTGTACTGATGTCTGATTACGGAAAGTACGGCAACATTTTTGCCGGACAGTACAACGACGCTATGAAGGCTGAGGCCGAAGAGCGTAAGCGTGAGCGAGGGACAAGCGAGTTCTTTGCTGGCGACGTTCAACGTGGACTCGACCAAGAGATCGGTGCGCCTACTCCTCCTGTAGGTGAGTCAGTACAACGTGATGATGCTCAGTTCGATCCAGGCGTGGACGAAGATGTAGAGACGACTAAGAACTTTCTCCTCAAAAGAGCGAAAGAGCGTCTCAACGAAGTAGCAAGCGTAGAAGATTGAGCTACCATGCTGATACCGTGATCAGCGTGAAGTGTTAATCGATTGCTTTCCTTACTTCAACGAGAAGGAACTCCTTGAGCTTCGTATCGCCACGCTAAGCGATTACGTTGATGGCTTCTTAATTACTGACGCTAACCAGACACACAGAGGTGAGCCTAAAGCGTTCACGTGTGTAGATACACTGCGTGAGCTTGGTATTCCTGAAGATAAGGTTCAGGTTCTTCACGTCGAGCTTCCTACCTATGAGGAAGCACCTGATCCGTGGGTACGCGAAAGGGGACAACGGGATGCTCTGAGCACTGGTCTTTTCATGCTTCCCGACGACACCTTCTTTATCTGCTCCGATTGTGACGAGATCACAAACCCCGAGAAGATCGAAGATATCAAAAAAGCTGTTATCGATAATCCCGACAAGACTGTTCGTATGAGCATGTCGATGCACTACGGTCGTGCAGATCGTCAGTTGCAGTCGCCCACGGAAGAAAAGTTTGACTGGCGTTGCGGTACAGCAAGCACCGTGGGCCAGCTTCGTGAGTTTGGAACTCTTTCTTCTTTACGCGCTACCACTAACAACTTCTACGTTGGCGACCGAGATGCGGGTTGGCACTTTAGTTGGATGGGTGACGCTGATAAGCGTCGTACTAAGCTTCGCTCTATCGCCGAGTATTACATCTGGGACAAACCAGAAGTTCAGGAACTCTGCGATAACTTCGAGCCGGAGGAAGGCAACACTGACATGTTGGGTCGTCAGGATCATTTAATTACTTCCTATCCGGTAGATAAACTTCCCGAAGCTGCACTTAGAATAGAACGAGTCCGGAATTACCTGCTTCCCGATGGCTGACAAGATGCCCGCTGAACTCTTAGAGAAGTTCGAAAAGGACCGCGAAGAAAAGAAAGCTCCCAGCGGTGACGAGGTTAAGATGGGAAAAGCAAAACGGGCTAAGGAAAAAGCTCGTTCCTACAAAGAAAAGAAGTAATCCCCAGTAAATGACAGCCTCTACAGAAATTCGCAATCAGTTTGAGGAGATCTTAGAGGCAGCTCGCTCTCAGGATCGTTCCAGCCAAGCTGCAACGATGGTGGTTCTTAGCCACCTTCAGCAAATGACTCTTCTTATGATTAAGAAGGGTCTATCTTTCTACTGCGATCAAGATACATATAAAAGTAGAACTAGCTTTTTAAGGGACGTTATTGAGCTAAATAGGCTCGATATTCGCTTTCCTGCGATTATTAGAAATTTTCTGATCGACGGTTGTGGACTTTTCTACTTCCGCCCAGATCAAAAACTCAAGTACCAAATTTACTTCTTCAATAAAGATCAGTACCGGGTTTACCACGACCTGAACGGTCAAGTGGAAGAGGTTGTAATCCTCTATAACTACAAGGTCAAGAATCAGAATCTTGGACTTCCTAGTGATGTTCAAGGACAGAACAAGCGTTACGTTCGTCTTGCAATTACAGCTGACGAAATTAAAGAAGCAGAGACTGATACGGAGTTAAGTTTCGAGCTTGATCCCGGTACGATCGTTACTCAAAAGAGTCGTCCTAATACCTTAGGTTTTGTACCAGCTGTTGAGGTTTTAAATAAGCCAAACGCCAGTGGCACTGAGGGTGAAGGTGATTTTGATCCCTTCATGGAACAGATCGTGTTGCACGACAACATGATCAAAAATATTTCCAAGAACATTGAGTTCTTTGGAAACCCCACTCTGATCTCAAGTCGTCCTCGTTCAGATCTGGTCGAGGCAGCTGATGCAGGTAGCGCATTCCGCCCAACCATCAGTTCACAGAGTGGTTTTGCTGGTCGTGATACTCCTTCGACTCGCGTAAGTGAGCCGTTTGGAAGCTCCATGGGAGGTGGTCTCCGCGTCCCACGGATCATTGCGAACGTCGAACCATCTGATCGTGTCGGCTATATGACGCCTGACCCGATTAGTGGTGACATGAACCGCTATGCACTTCTTTTGAGGGAAGAGATCCGTACTGCCCTTGGCGGTGTGGATGAAATCTCCATCTCAGCAGGTGCCACGGCAACTGAGATCAAAGGTCTCATGGGTCGTGCTATGGCGACCGCAACCCGAAAGAACAAAAGTTTCCTGACTTACGGCTTCTGCCGTCTCTTGGAAATGATGCTCTTCCACCAGGAGACCATCTTCCGTGAGTCGTTTATTGCTGCAGCAGGACTTAAAGAACCAAAACCCCCTCAAGAACAAACTGAAGAAGCAGTAGCTAAGTACGAAAAAGCATCTGCACGTTTTGATTCAAAACTAGATGTTTTGATGCGTGGTGCGCTGCAAGAAAACAAAGTTCCACCCGGTGTTATCGGTCTTCCTGAGGATGGAGATCGGTCTGTTTCTTACCGTTACCAAGGTGACGTGTATGAAGATACGTCCTACGACGTCTTACAGAAGTCAATGGTGGTCCGGAATATGCAGGAATTAGGTGTTGAAAGTGTAGAAGCTTTGAAATACCTTTTCCCTGACAAAAATGAGTCCGAACGCGCAGAAATGCTGAGAGGTTTTCCTTTCAGAATGGTCGGACAAGTACAGTCGGCAATGCAGCAATTCCTGGTATTATTAAACCAGATGTTGCAGTCTCCGCATCCTCTTGCGCCTGATCAACCCTTAGCGGCTGATCCTCGACTGAATATCACACCGCTCCTTTACAGGACGTTTGATCACCTAGCGGAAGAACTCACTTACTCGGGTAGCTATGAGCCAGCAGATCCAAGCTTCGACCCCGAGCCCGGTCTCCCCGGCGGCAGCCCCGGCGGTATCCAGCGACCAGGGCTCAACAACCGCCTACCCGCAGTGGGTGGCCCAAACAGCTACCCCGGCGGTAGCTTCGGTTCCTACGGCACAACCGCCGTCCCAGGCGGCACCGGTTACGGACCCTTCTATCAGCAACCCGTACAGCCCGTCAACGTCAGCCTCCTCCCCCAGCAACCCCTGGGAAGCAGCGATGGGGTCCCTGGAGCGGGTTTTGGGTCAAATCCCTTCGACTTCCCAGTCCCCCTCCCCTTACCAGGCAGCACCGTCGCAGACCCCGGTAGCTCAGGTCCCTACAGCACCGATCAGTCAGCCTTCACAGGTCCAGCCTTGGGCTTACCAACAGCAGGATCAGCAGATCTTGCCTACCAGCGTCTCACCGACCCAAACTTCCTCGCAGGTTTCTACGGAGGAGAGCCTCCCAGCGGTAAGCGAGCTAAGCGCCGAGGTCGTTAAGCACTTTGGTATTGAAGCACCTGGCATTCTTAACAACTATGCCTGTGCTTTGGAGGATCTTCTGATCCAACAGGCTGAGAAGACTGACCACGTCACCAAAGTGGCTGGTGGCATGGAGCAAATCCTCACCAACCCTGATTATCTGGCTGATTACACCGATCGCTTCTTTACTGAAGTCGTCCCCGTGGACATCGACGGTGATATGCAACAGACTGCTCCTCAGCAGTACCAGCCCAACGGCTACGACATGCCTGCTCCTCCTGCATCTACTGCAGGTAGCCAGCCTGCCGCAGCTCCTCAGCAGCAGTGGGAAGCCTTCGGTAACGCTATGAGCCGCTCTCCCGAGAACGCTTGGCGTCACCTTGCATCCATGAGCCCTGACGCTCTTCGTTCGAAGCTTCTCTTCATGGAGCCTTCCTGATATATTTAGGACGAATCTCTGCAGAGCTGTCTCTTCGGCAGCTCGGCCCTCCTTCGGGAGGGTTTTTTTCTGCTATTTTGTAAAAAAAGGGGTTTTATGAGAGCTTTACGTGCGAGTGGTCGTAATAAGAGTGGTGAGACAACTACTCGTGTGCGTTCTGGAGCCAACCCTGTATCTCGTGGCAGCTCTCAAAACGGCCAAAATCAGGAACAAGAGCCTTTTGACGAAGATTTGGACCTCTAAGCGTCCTTTTTCTCGTCTTTTGAGGAAGAAATACGCTTAAGAAGAGCCTTTTCTGTCGTATCAAGCAGTTTTATACCTGCGTATCCCCCAATAAACGCAATAGCGCAGGATTCAGCCTTAGATAGGTTAAATCTGTGGGCAATAGCAGGGCTTAAAAATGTTGCAAGCAGCCATCCGACAGCTGCAGCTCTAATAAAGTGCCCGATGAAGGCTTTTTTGCTCTTCGGGTGAACAAGAGACTCAGTCACGGTGCCCGCTAAGGAACTACCTGCCAATTCAGTATCTATAACCAAGAGCGAAACCGCCTTTTCTAACATCTCAGGTAATTTTCACTCTTATACGCATAATAAAGCGGATTAGAGTAGAGAAAACGCTGAAAAAATGACTTATAGCGCTCTCAATAACTGGAAGTACGACAAAAATCTTTATCACCGTGTGCAATCTGGTCCTCAGAGGACAGCTGACAACTTAAATATTACAAATACTTATGAACTTACCTCAAGTGGATATGTTTACCAAATAAATAATTCTGGGTCGTATCAGCAGACCTATGTAGCTCTTTCTAGCGAAGGATTCGACTTCGGAACGATTACTCCGGGTCCACCCAACGACTCGAAAATACCTGAACCTACATCGACTCTATATAACGTTATTTCGAGTGGAGATTACTGGGAAAACTGGGTTCAAAGCGGAATCCTTGCTCAGTGTGCTGACCCTGGTTATGACAACCTCCCTAGTGGTTGCTACAGCGGCACTGCAGTCAGTGGTTGTCCTATCACCTACCCAGTAGGACCTAGTGGAGAGCTTCCTGCAGGGTGTGTTGTTGAGCAAGTCAGCGGAATTGTTTCAAGCGGATATATCTGGGACTTTGAGCTAAATGGAAATGTTGAGCCACGCCTCAACATCACTAAAGGCAATACTTATATTTTTGATCAGTCTAATGTCTCTAACTACAACAATCAGATCTTATTTTCTACTACACCTGATGGTTATCACACAGTTACTAACATTGGTTACTGGGTAGGAAGCGGTATCCTCAGCGGATGTACTTACTCTGGTTATAACGACTTACCTTCGGGGTGTTATACAGGTTTCTGGGTAGCTAGTGGCATTCTGAGTGGTTGTGCATCCTCTGGATACAACGATCTTCCCTCAGGTTGCTACAGCGGCACATCGATGGTCGGTTGTCCGATCGAATACCCCGTGGGTTCTGGCGGTGCCTTACCTAGCGGTTGTGTTGTCGTACAAGTAAGCGGTTTTGTTGATACATCTCAAGGCTCTTGCCCGATTACTTACCCGCGTGGGATCAGTGGTGCTTTACCTAGTGGTTGTGAAGTAGCTCAGGTCAGCGGATTCGTTGACGTATTTATTAGTGGTCAGGTTTATGACGATGGAATTACGGTCAGTGGAACACCAGGAACTCCAGGAGCAAAGATTTACTTTACCCCTCCTAATGATGCTCCTTCTACTCTCTTTTATTTCGGTCAGGCGTACTCAGGTATGGGTAACCAGACCAATGTGGCTGATCGGCTCGAAGTAAGAGACTGGTATTACAGCACCGACTGGAGAGAAGTACCTCCCGTTATCTCTGGTTATTGGACTAACTACCTTTCGTCGTTCGCACGAATATCTGGTGCGCTGACTATTTACAACGGTTTCCGACGTCAAGGATTCATCAGCACCGCAAACTCGACGGTTCAAACTGCCTTTGGGCCTGAGCCTGGATTGCAAGATCGAGGAGCTTACGTCTGGTATGGCACGAGCGTTCCCGACAATCAGTTCTACGAACCTTTCGAAACTCCGCAAGGAAACACAGCTGCTGATGGCATCACCGGAGGTTCGAACTCGTATCCGATCGGTCGCTCTCCGACGTTAACTAACCCCACTAACGACGATTCCGGATCAAGGGCAGCTTGGGTTTATAACTACCCGGTTTACTGCCAGACGTGGTCAGAAGCTGTGCGCTCGGATGTTCCTGGTCAAATGGGTACTGTCCAACGCTTTATGTATCGCGGTAAGTCATCACGTTACGTGCCTAACTTTGGTAGCACTTATGGTGTTTTAGGAGAGGGTATACGCGGCACTATTCGTACATTTAGCCCTGGAACTAATCTGTAAAAAATACTCATAACGCTAATAACGAGACACTAATAGTGTTGCTATAGCTGCTTAAAGGCTAAGATTATCTTGTAGTTTCTACGGAACTTATCGATGTTCATCGATAATGATTTTCCGAAGATTCTCGGTGCGGAGCTGTATCGTCCTCACCCGGCTTATATCGTCGAAATGGCTGCCGAACCGGTGGTCGTCCACGATTTCTCTAAGCAGCCGGGTCAGACTGTCCAGCTGGATCGCTACCGGTTCTTCGGTAATCCTGGCTCTAAAGAGTCACGTGAGCGTACTGCAGAGCAGACCATTGGTACTGCTAACAGCCGCAATATTGTCAAGGACAAAGTCCTTGTGACCTTGAAGGAGTACACCGGACCTGCTGATCCGAGCGATCCTACTGCTCCCTCAACTTT